TGCAGTCAGACTGATCCTGCGTCGGAAGATATCCAAGGTTTTTGTTGAGTAAATTGTAAATGTTTTCCTGCCTCATTTTATTTTGACAAACCGGATAACAGTCTGCTTTTTTTTTAAATTTGCTTAGACACGTATTAACTAATTGTACATCACTTTTTTCTGTACATTCGTCAAATTCTATATATACATTCTATATATTTTTCCAGAAATCCTTGCATATCTCGAAGATAATGCTTATATTTGTATTGACATTCGACTTGACGACTTAATATGCTTGACGTGCAAACACTCTACCAAATCTGAGTAGGGTTCTTTGACACGTCTTTTTTTATGCTTATGCGTCAGACCAGAAAAAGGTATGACAATATTGACATACCTTTTTTTCCTACTCCAAAACACATCTTACTAATCAAATCACTAATTATAATTTTTTATAATAAATTATAATTTTAACATTATTTAACTTTTTTTAACACTTTTACTGTGACTTTTTTGAAAGTGACTTCTATTTATCAATGTAGGCGACTACGAAAAATAACATTAATAATTTAAAATGTAAACAAAATGAAAAAGAAAATTACAATTGAAATCAGTGAAGACTTACTGATAGATTTAAAAGCGTGGAACAAGGCAGACAATTGGGGTACTGCAAGACTAAATAAAGCCACTGGAAAAAATTTCCCAATATCAACCATTCGCCAGTTCATTGCAAATGAAATCAGACTGGCAGCAGAAAATAAAGGACTAATAGATGAAGAATGGGATGTGTATGAAAAGGAATTGAAAAAATTACGTGCAGCAAAACAAAAGAAACAGTAAGATGAAAACATATAGTGACGCATTAGAACAGATAAATGAAATCATCAGCCAATATCATTGGGTGAATGACAGACTACAAGCATTACGTGATGCTGGTTATACATTAGACTTCTCTTGGGTTAAAGGTGGTGGTGTTGGTACAGTATTTTATTTGAAGCGTAAGCGTATATATAGAATACAAGTAGCAGCATCAGAAACACGTGGAAGATGGGATTGTGCTTGGTGTGTTGTGCTATCAGCAGAACAAGCAATGAAGACCAGCAGAAAGATGACACCATCAATGAGAACACTTGAACAAGTCTGCTAAAGAAATAACACGAAAGTTTAACACCAATACAAATGAAAATCATAAAAGAAAAATGGGATAAAAACAAAGACAAACCCTATGATATGTGTCTACGTTCAGCAAGGGAAGACTTACGCATATCTGCTGACGCATTCAGATTATATCTAACACTACTTAATTGCAACACTAACCCAGATGTTGGTAAAGTATATACACCAACTGTTGGAAGCCTTGTAAAACAGTTTAAGGTAGGAGCATCAACAATCAAAAGATGGTTGGCTGAACTTAAAAAATATGGATACATAGCAATACTTGGAAGTAAAGATGATGGATATGTTATGTACGTAAGTAAGCAATCTCTTGGAGTTGTGACCAGCGAAAAAAAGATAAAGAAGGGTTCAAAAATGAACCCATCTATTGATGAAAATACTGATGATATGGGTTCAAAAATGAACCCATCCATTGATGATGAAAACAGTGAGATGGGTTCAAATATGACCCCATCGATGGGTTCAAATTTGACACCTATTATTAAGACATATGCTGCCCTGCCACCAGCAGGGAGCAGCATATGCCAACAAGCAGTACCAGAACCAAAAGAAGAAAAGGTTCAATTGGATGTTGAAGGTGTTACGCTTTCTGGGGTTTGCGCCTTCAGCGCACCCCAGACGCTACACACTTCAACTGTGGTAGATGAAAATGGAAAACTAATATTACCAATTGGAAGAGAACTAACCAATGAGGAAAGAAAATTTATTGAAGACTGGTTACCTTTTTAACAACTTCAAGTATTTATTATAAAATAACTTCAATATAAAAATGAGAATGATGAAAATAACAATTGAATTAACACCCAAAATACTTGATATACTTAGTCAAGATGAATTAAAAGCATTGGTTGATACACTTACACCAACTGAACTAAAAGAATTGCTTATACTCAAAATAAACAATGAAAAACAACATACTTCAATAATTGCTGAAGATAATAATACAAATAAGAGAATAAGTCCTTCTTCAATTAAAGATATCATTATCCAAAATAAGAGAAAAAGATTTGATAAATATCCAAAGGAAATTGTTGATGGAATATTGAACCAAATAAAAGAAGGTAAAAAGGTACTTGATATATCCAATGAAAAAGGTATACCAGAAAGCACAATTTATACTTGGGTAAAAAACAACTCCAATATATCCAAAATTAAAAAACAACAATTGGGTAGAGTTAGAAGTAAAGATGAAAGTGTTCAATTAGCAAAGGATATACTTGATGACCCAACAAATGACTTAAAAAGAATTAAGGATTTATTCCCACCAATAGATGGTGAATTAAATAAACTAACACAACACCAAATATTGACTGAATATAATCAACATAAGTTATCAATTAAGCAACTTGCTGAAAAATTTGATGTAAATATTCCAATAATTAAAAGAATTATTTATAATTCTTGAATTTTTTTCAGAATTACCAGTATTTATAATAAACAATAAAAATGAAAACAATTAAAATTATTCTACTATCAATGCTTTTAGCATTACTTACATCATCTTGTTGCAAAGATGATATTCAAGGTGAATGTGAAATTAACAACACATTCCAATTACACTTCTATAGTTTAAATGGCGTAAAGCCAATTGAACTTTGCATTATTGACAAAGACACCACCAAATACTTGGTTAACTATCAAGAAAGAATTGTAGTTGATGTTGATGTTGACTACATCAAGGTTTTTACCTTATATAACAACACAGATACACTTGGAGTATTTACATTACGTCCAAATGCTTGTGCTAACCTAAACTGGTACTTCTAATGGAAAAGAAACACATAATACACCAATCTGATGTTGGTATCCAAAGAAACCTTGTAAAGAAAATACAAGGTTTTTTTATTTTATAAAATTTTATAAAAAAGTATAATCTATGAAAAAACAAATATTCTGGAAAGAAGAACATCAACAAATGATTGAACAATATTACTGGTGTTATACAGCAAGCACATCAGCAATAACAAGGAATTACATATACAACAAACTATATCCAATATTCAATGAGATTATTGACAGAGCAGTTGTAACTACCAATTTACACCTAAAGCCAAATCAAGAAGAAATTAAGCAAGTAGCGCATATTCATATATATGAAAAATTACTATCAAAACTAAATCCTACCTTACTTCAAGGTACACAGAACTACTTATATAAAGGTATACGCAATTACTTAATAACATACTTCTATGTAACACCATCAAAAGGTAATAAAATTAAGTTTAATCTGGAATATGACATTACCAATAATGAAGTCAGTGATAGTACAGCAATAGATGCTGAATTAATTAAAGAAGATACAAGGCAAGAAATAATTGAATTACTGGATGAAAAAATAATGAATAAAAGGGTTATAAATGGAACATACTGTATCTACCTTCAATTACTACGTGAATATCTACTTACCAATGACTTTGATGAACGTGGTGTAAGAGAATTTATAATGAAAAAAATGAAAATTAAGAACAGTACCTTCAATACTATAAGCAGTCAACTTGGTATTAGGGTAACTACTTTCAGCAGTAAATATCTACCAGACTATGAAGACTTACAATAAAGAACGTGGTGATGATGCTGAAAGAAGGTTTGTTCAGTGTGTGCTTAAATTACGACCATCAGCAGTAATAACCAAAACAGATGAATATACTGACATCAATGAACATATTGACTACATCATATCTACAATAAAAGTAAGTGGACTTACTGTTGATGTGAAAGCCAGAAGATATATAAAGGACTTACCCAATGAAGGACAGCATTACACAGTACTGGAAATAATGAATAAGAAAGGACAATTGGGTGCAGTATATGGTAATGCCAAATATATGGCAATTGAGAGTGGCAACACTAATAATGAATACTGCTTTGTTTTAATTGATAGAAAAAAGTTAGTTGATATTATGCTACAACTAAGAATAAAAGAACCAGAAGAAGATAAGAAGCCATTTGCTGAACAATATAAAAGACATACCAATAAGAACACTATTAATAGACTTAGCAGAAGTTGGGATAGAGATAATGAATGCTTTCATATTGATAGATTACAGATAATAGCATTTAAAGATATTATTAAGCATAGTAAAATTATTTTTCCAAATAACTGACTTTTTTGAAACATCATAGTATTTATAATAAAGAAACATAACAATTATTAATAATAAACACCAATGGAAAACACAAATGAATTAACACAAGAAGAAAGGTTCAATAACCTACAGCAGTTCAAACGTGACTTATCTGCACGTATAGAAGAACACATAAGACGTAAGCAAGAACAGATAGATAAGTATAAGCGTGAGAAAGAACATAAGGAACGTGAAGCACGCATACGCAGTGGAAACATAACAGAAGATGATATAAACTATATTGACTATGAATAACAAAGATATGAATAAAGGAATGGGCGACATATATGATGCTCTTAGTATTATATACATACTGATATTCTTAGGTATAGTAATAGTATCAGTACTTACTAAATAACACTTATATAATAACAATACAAATGGAATTACAATGGAACTTCAAACACAAGACTTATGACAATAAGAAGGTGAAGATACAAGCAGCAATTAACACTGCATTGGAAGAAAGAAAAGAAAGACTATCAGAACAGATAGGTATCAAGGCTTATGAGTTGAGAGAACTCAAAGCAGAACTTAAATTAATAAACAGTTACATTAATAATCAATCATCATAAATTGTATTTATATGGTGACACGCTAACTGTCAGAAGGGGGAAGCCATTCAAATGTTTGACAGTTAGCCACATATCCCCCCAACTGCACTTGATTTAAAGAATATTGCAATTTTAGGGTGGGTATTTTATAAAAAATTATAAAAAATGAAGAAACTATCAGTAATAAAAATAAAGAAACAATTAAAGGAACTTGATGCTGATGATGCAAGTTATGACTTAATTGTGTCAACTGTTGAACACCACAATGATTTAGTTGATGATTATAATAATGATGATAAACATCAGCAGTACTTATGCTACCAGTTGAAGCAACAACTATTCAAGATGATACAAGACTTGAAGAAACAGAATAAGAAAAATGGAAATGATGAACCAGATGATGACACGTTCCAGACTGTAATAGCAGCGATTAAAAATACAAAAGAAAGTACTAAGCCAATTGGCTTTGCTGTAAATAATAAAAAAGATATTGAGAAGCGTGATTAATGTCAAATAAGGAAATTGCAGATAGATATGCTGAAGGTGTTGTTACTGGAAAGATTGTTGCGTGTGAGTTTGTAAGGCTTGCTTGTCAACGCTATATTGATGATTTAAATAAAGAACTGTATTATTATAATGAAACTGAAGTAGACGCTGTAATCAATTTTATTAACTTACTGAATTTAACTGAACAAGAAAAACCAAAGAAGTTCTTACTGGAAGACTGGCAAACCTTTATCATTGCCAACATATATGGACTATACAGAAAAGATACTGAAAAAAGAAAATATTTATATGGTTATATTGAAATGGCAAGAAAAAATGGGAAGTCAGAACTTGCCACTGCACTTGCCTTATATCATTTGCTAACAGATACTGATGCACAAGTAGTATTATCTGCTAACTCACGTGAACAAATAAAGAACGTAGACTTCAAGAAGGTTAAGCAATTTGCTGTTCAACTTGATAAGAAGCAGAAATACTTGAAGCAATATTACAACAGTATTAAATATGGTAACAATGAACTGCTTGTAACTGCTGCTGATAGCAGTAGGTTAGATGGACTGAATGCCTCCTTTGCGTTGATTGACGAACTACACGAAGCACCAGATAATAAGTTATATAGTGTATTAAAGTCATCAATGGGTAGTAGGTCAATGCCACTATTCATTACCATTACCACCAGTGGCTTTGATACATCATCATTCTGCTATCAATTACGTGAATACTGTGTAAATATATTAAATGGTGTTGCTGTGGATGAACAACAGTTTGCAATTGTGTTCACGCTGGATAAAGATGATGACTTCCAGAACCCAGATGTATGGGTAAAAGCAAATCCTAATTTACAAATATCAGTATCACCAACATTCTTAGCCAGTGAAGTAAATAAGGCTGCACAATTTGAAAGTGAAAAGAATGCTGTTCTTGTAAAACACTTCAATGTATGGACTAAGCATAATAGTATTGATGTATGGATAGATGATAAATATATCATCAATGCTATGAAAGAGAACCTTTCAATGGATGATAAAAGGTTTAAGGATTTAGAATGCTGGGTTGGTGTTGACTTATCTACTGTAAGTGATATAAGTGCTGTATCATTTATAATTCCATTGGATGATAAATATTACATATGGAACAAGTATTACTTACCAGAAGATAGTGCTAACAGTAGTGTGAACCAACACACCTACAGAGAAGCAGCAGCATTAGGATATTTAACATTAACTGATGGTAATGTAATTGACTATGATTATATATTGAAAGATTTAATAATTGTGAATGAGAAACACCCAATAATACAATTATTATATGATAGGTATAATGCGACACAGTTTATAATTAAGTGTTCTGAACAAGGCATAAACACATTACCATTCTCACAGACTGCTGGTAATATGAATAAGCCTTTGAAATTTATGGAAATGCTTTTTAAGAGTGAAGTAATACAGATTGAAAAGAACCCATTAACAAAATGGATGATAAATAATGTAATAATAAAGCAGAACAACTTAGGTAACTACAGTATCAACAGAGAAGATAAGAGTAAAAAGATAGATGGTGTAGCATCAATGGCTAACGCATTTGGTGGTATGTTACAGTCTGGTCGTGATGCTTTTAACATATGGTAATACAAATAATAAAAATTAATTGTATTTAAGTAAAAATAGTGATATGGCAAACATATTTAGTAGAATATTTAAAGGAAATAAGAAAACAGAAGAACGTAGTTTGTTTGATGAATGGACAAATCCAGTATATGGTACATTAAGTTTTTCATCATATAACTCATATACAACAAGTAAAGCACTTAAATTATCAACAGTATATAGATGTGTAAATTTACTTAGTGATAGTGTTGCATCATTACCAATATATCCTTATAAATATAAAGATAATTGGAAATACGTAGTTGAAGATAATTTATATAATATATTAAATGTACAGCCTAATAACAAGCAGAGTAGATATATTTTCTTCAAACAAATCGTAGTAAATATGTTGTTGAAGGGTAATGCATATATATTAATAACACGTACAAAAGATGGTGCTGTTGAAAAACTTGAACTACTTGATAGTGATGATATAGAAGTAGTATTGATAAATGATGAAATAAAATATGTATCAATAAGCACAAAAAAAGTATATGACAACAGCCAGATAATTCACATAATGAACTATACTGTAAATGGTATGGTTGGTGTAAGTACATTATCATATGCTGCAGAAACCTTGACAATATCATATGAAAGTGAACAACACACTAAGAACTTTTTCAGTGGTGGTGCATCACTCTCTGGTATATTGTCACCAAAGGAAGGTGTGAACCTTTCAAAACAGCGTGCAATACAAGCAAAACAAGACTTCATTAATAGTCTTTCATCTGAACTTGGTGGTACAAGTGGTGGTGTTGTTGTTCTTGATAGTGGGTTACAGTATCAGCCAATAAGCATATCACCAGCACAGTCACAATTAATTGAAAGTAGAACCTTCAATGTTGTTGATATTTGTAGGTTCTTCAATGTGCCACCAGCATTAGCATTTGACCAGAATGGTAAGTATGCGACAAGTGAACAGCAGCAGTTAGACTTCTTGAATAGCACATTAACACCACTTCTTGAAAAGATTGAAAATGAAATGTTCAGAAAATTATTCTTACAAAAAGAATGGTTAGAAACTGATTTACGTTTTGATGTTGATAACCTTTTACGTCTTGATGCAGTAACACGTGCAAGTTACTTTACACAGATGCATAATCTTGGTGCTATGTCAACTAATGAAATACGTGAAAAGATTAATGCAAAATATCCAGTAAGTGGTGGTAACAGACATTTTATACAAGTGAACCTTCAGCCAATAGATAACTTAATATCAGAAAATAAAGATAATATTGATAATAAAGTTAGAAGTCAATCAAATATGATACAACAAGAACCAATTATTATTAGACAAGAACCCATAATTGTTAAGAATGAACCTATTATTATAAAGCAAGAACCTATTGTTGTAACGCAAGAACCTATTGTTGTAACGCAAGAACCTATTGTTGTAAAGCAAGAACCTATTGTTGTAACACAAGAACCAATAATAGTAAATATTAATAAAGATGTTAATGAATTTAATGAAATAATTAAAGAGATTGATAACATAAATAAAGATGAATAGAAAAGAATATTTTAAACATTATAATGAGATTAATAAAGATAAAATAAAAGAATATTTAAAACATTATAATAAGATTAATAAAGATAAAAGAAACCTATATAGTAAAAATTATTATAAATCTAATAGAGAAAGTGTATTAAAAAAACAAAAGATTTATTATGAATTAAATAAAACAGAAATAATAAATAAAAATAGAAATAGATATTTAAAAAGAAAATTTGGAATAACTATAGATGATTATAATGAGATGTTAACACTCCAATTAAGTGGATGTTCAATATGTGGAAAGTCTATAAATGATAATGGAAATAAATTAGATATAGACCACGACCACAAAACTGGTAAAGTACGTGGATTGTTATGTAAAAACTGTAATAAAGGTATAGGACTTTTTTATGAAAATATTAATATACTTGAAGGAGCAATAAATTATATAAAAAAATATAATAAATTAAAATAATTATGGAAAATTTAGAAATAAGATATGCGCAAGAGATACGAGCAAATACAGAAACTGGTACTATTAGTGGTACTGCAATCGTGTTTAATTCAGAAAGCGTAGACTTAGGTGGCTTCAATGAGGTAATAACAAGAGAAGCAGCAACACAAGAATTTTTAGAAAAACAAGATATTGTGATGCTATATAATCATAATCAAGATAAAGGTGTTCTTGCAAGGTATTCACCTAACAGACAGCGTAACAGTCTACATTTTACTGTTGATGATATTGGTGTTCACTTTGAATTTAAAGCAAAAAAGAATGATGCTTGGTTACTTGAAAGTATAGAAAATGGTGACTTGAATGCTTGTTCATTTGCCTTTAGAATTGCTGATGGTGGTGATAAATGGGAAAAACGTGTTGATGGTACGTATTTAAGAACAGTTAATAAGTTTGATATTGTTCAAGATTTTTCAATTGTTGTTTTTCCAGCATATGAAGCAACATCTGTAAATAAGCGTGGACTTGATGAATTAAAGCAGCAAGAAGAACTTAAAGAACAGAAAGAGAAGGAAGAAAAAGAAAAACGTGAGAAGGAAGAACAAGAAAAAGCAGATGCAAAAAAGAAAGAACTGGAAGAATATTATAAACAGTTCAATGATATTATAAAAACTTTTGAAAAATAATAGTATTTAAATAAAATAAGAAATTATGACAGTTGTCGAATTAATAGAAAAGCGCAAAGAAAAATTTGCAGATATGTCAAATATTATATCTGTTGGTGAAACAGAACAGCGTAAATTAAGTGCTGTTGAAATAACTGCATTTGAAAACATCAAGAAAGAAGTTGAAGAACTTGATAAAGAAATTGATGAAAGACAAAATAAAGATAATAACAAGAAACATAATATTAATATTATAAATAAAAATATGGAAAACTTTTCATTACTTAGAAGTATACGTGACATTGTAGAAGGTCGCAATTATACTGATGCAACATTGGCTGCATTAGAGGCTGGTAAAAACGAATTCAGAAAGGCTGGATTAACATATCGTGGTCAATTAGCATTGCCAATAGAATTTAGAGCAGATGAAATACTTGCTGGTACTGCAACTGAAGGACAAGAAATAGTGGGTGAAGATAAATTTGGATTACTTCCTTACTTACGTGCGAATTCAATCCTTGTACAGAGTGGTGCACAATTGCTTAGTGGACTTGTTGGTGATGTATCAATACCAGTACTTGGAACTGGTGCAGCAGCAAACTGGAAAACTGAAGTTGAAGCAGCAACCATTAGTGCATTGGAATTCAGTGAAATCACATTGTCACCTAAACGCCTAACAACTTATATTGACATCAGCAAGCAGTTCTTAATTCAAGATAGCATTGCTGCAGAAAATATGTTGAGAAACGATTTAATTGGTTCAATAATGGACAAACTTGAAGCAACTTTGCTTGGTGCTGCATCTGGTAATACAACACAACCTGCTGGTGTATTTTATGGTGCATCTTACACATCAACTGCTGCAACTTGGAGTTCAATTGTTGCACTTGAGAGTGCAGTATCTGCAAATAACGCACTTAAAAATGGTGCTGCATATTTGCTTCATCCTACATCACTTGGAACTTTGAAGACAACTTCAAAAGATAGTGGTTCTGGTAGATTTATCGCTGAAGGTACATTAATAAATGGCTTCCCATTCTATGTAACTTCAAATATGCCAACTATCAATTCAACTAAGAAAGGTGTTCTTTTTGGTGTAATGAGTGATTTACTTATTGGACAGTGGGGTGGCTTGGATATAACAGTAGACCCTTACTCACAAGCAGTAAATGGAAAAGTAAGAATAATTGTAAATGCTTACTTTGATGGAAAAGCACGTAGAAGTGCATCATTTGCATATGCAAACTTTTAATTGACATAAATACTTAGTCATTATATATTCAAAAGAGCCATCACATATTGTGGTGGCTTTTTTATTGTATTTAAGATAAATTCTAATATTATGGCAGTAAATATATCAACATTAAAGCGTCAATTAAATATTGAAAATACATTCAATGATGATGATGCAATATTACAGCAGTGTCTTGATGTAGCACTACAAACCACTTACAATTACTTAGGTAATGATATTCTTACATCTGGCTTCTACCCTTCTGGAAATAGTATTACAACTGGTTACACTGGAACAACAGTACCAATAAGCATAGAACACGCTATTCTGATGCTTGCAAGTCACTTCTATGTAAATAGAAATATTGTTGCATTTGCAACACCATCTGAATTACCTTATAGTTATAAGTTCTTACTTGATTGGTATAAGGATTTTATTATAAAATAATATAATAATTTATAAAATATTATAAAATGATAATAGGTGATTTAAGACACGTAATAAAAGTATATGAACTTACTACTGTAAAAGAAGGTGACTTTGGTAGTGAAGATGAAACATATACTGAAGTGATGCAATTACGTGCAGCAGTAAAATATAATGGTGGTTCAAAATCTATTGATAATAATGAAATATTTACATCATATAATGTAATATTTATTACTTACTATAGAAGCACAATAACACCAACAATGCGTATTGGCTTTGGTGATGATATGTATACAATTGAAAACATATCACCAATTGGATATAAAGATGGCTTACAGATTACTTGTAAGAAAATAAATGAATAATGGCAAAGCAGTATGATGATATTGATATTGTATTCACCAATGATAAAGAATTGATGAAACTATTTAGAGAACTTGTACCAGCAGTACAAAACAAAATTGTAATGGCTGGTATGCGTAAAGCAGCACAAGTTATTAAGTCTGAAGCAACATCATCTTTTAAGTCTGTAAAGAAAAACAAAAGTAAGACTGGTTATAGAGACTTCAATAAGGCTTTTAAAATTGAAAATATGAAGCGTGCTATTGGTGTAAAAGTTGGTTTAACAACACTTGGATATAAGTACAGATGGATTGAATGGGGAACAAAAGAACGTGAATATATACAAAAGAAAAGCAAGGCTGTTCATAAGACTGGTGCAGTGGAAGAAAAAAACTGGTTTTATAGTGCTGTAAAAAGAAAAGAACAAGAAGCAGCAAATGGTGTAAATAATGCAATACTTGAATCATTAAAGAAGACAGTAGATAAGTACAATAAATAATGCCAACTATAAATTTAAATAAAAGTAATAAGCAAAAAAAAGTAAAAAATACTGAAAAGTCAAAACTACTAAATCATATATATGTATATAATACAAAACGTTGGCGTGATTTAAGACTAACTTTTTTACAAAATAATCCTTTATGCATACGCTGTAAAAATGAAGGAAAAATTGTAAGTGCTGTTGAAGTACATCACAAAATACCATTATCATCAGTAGAGACAATAACTGAAAAACAAAAAATTGGATTTGATGTTGAAAATCTTGAAGGACTATGTGAAAAACATCATAAAGAAGCACATTCAAAATCAAATAAGCCAGTATTTAAAATTGATGAATGGTTTAAATAATTGTATTTAATTTAAAATTAGTCGCAAAATGATAGATATAAGTAAAGCAATATATTATTTACTGGCACACTCATCTGTTACTGGTTATACTGGAACACGTATATATCCACTTGTAATGCCAGAGAACACACCCTTTCCAATGGTTATATTTGAAAGAAGAACAAACCCAGAATATAGTAAAGATGATGCAGTCTATAAATTAACAATGGGTATAATAACAGTAATTAGTGATGACTATACTGAAAGTATTGATGTAGCAAATGCTGTAAATAATGCAGTAGAGAACTACAATGGTACTATTGGTAGTATAAATGTAAAGGACATAACACTTGATAGTGTTGATGAATTTTATGCTGATGGTGCTTATATGCAGAAGTTAGTTTATAATATACTGTCAGTTTAATAAAAAAAAATGAAGGAAGTTTGTATTTAAAAGAAATAAGAAATAATTATATATATAAAATATCATTGCTATGGCATTAGAAACAAATAAACTCGTATATGGTGGTGAAATGATGATACTTTTATCATCTGGTGCTACTAAATACCCTTGTGCATTTTCAACAAGTTCAAAACTTTCAATCAGTACTACATCAGTTGAAACAACTTCAAAAGATGATGGTGATTGGGTAAGTAAGAAAGCAGTAAGGTTCGCTTGGAATGCATCAACTGATGGTTTAACATCATATGCACTAACTGGTAATACTAATAGTGTTGAAGACTTGTTCAATTATATGAAAACTAAGACTGCTGTAAATGTTGTATTCTCTAAGGTAACTGGAACAAAACCATTCCATACACTTGATACTAACTATAAATACTTCAGTGGTACTGCAATTATTACAGCACTTGAACTTAGTGCTGATGACAACGCTATGTCAACATATTCAATCAGTCTCGAAGGTACTGGTGAATTAACAATAACCTAATTTTCTTTGGTGTTCATTTGTATTGTTTTATTTGGTGTGCAAAGGGTAGTTTCATAACTACCCTTTGTTTTTTTTATACTTTTTATTGTATTTATATTAAAATAGAATAATATGAATGAAATTATTATTAAAATCGCTGATGTTGAATACAAGGTAAAAAAATCTTACGCATCATTATTAAAATTTGAAGAAATTACTGGACGTGGAATAAATGAAATGAAGGATAATGTTACTGATTTATTAACATTATTCTATTGTATTTTAAGTGCTGGTAATATTCATTTTAATTACAACTTCAATGAATTTATTGAACTTCTTGATGAACATCAAGATGCTGTAGATGTATTCAATGATTATCTATTAGCACAAGTGCCAGCAGAACCCAACAAAAAAAAAGTAACGAAAAAGCAATAACCATAAAAGAACTATATGGTATTGTTGTTGGTCAGTGTCACGTACCACCAGAATATTTTCTATATACTATGTCTGAATTTGAAGTTGATGCTATCATGTTAGCATATAACAACAAATATAAAGATGAGTGGGAAAGAACAAGGTGGCTGGCATATATATATTCATTACCTTATAGTGATAAACTTAAAAAGCCACAAGACTTAATTACCTTCAGTTGGGAAGATGTACCAATATCAATGAAGCCAAAAACACCAGAAGAACTTGAAAAACTTAAATTGGATATGCTGAAAGTTGCTGGTGTATTATAACAACAAGATAATGGTATTTAAGTAAAATAGTTTAATATGTCAAAATTTTCACTTCTTACAACACTTACACTAAATGCTGCTGGCTTTGATAAAGGTGTAGATAAGGCTAAGAAATCTACCAAAGCATTAACTGATGGTGTGCAGACTGCTGGCAAGACAATGGGAACTGCATTTGCACCATTAGGTGGTATTCTTGGTGGATTATCTGGACAATTGGGTAGTGTTGCACAAGTAGCACAAGGTGGTGTTACAGCATTCAAAAATATGATACCAGCCATAAATGGTATTAAAACAGCCTTAATATCAACTGGTATTGGTGCTATCGTTGTGGCATTGGGAACTGCTTTTGCAGCACTTATGAGTTACTTGAAAGGTACTGAAGAAGGTAGCAATAAACTTGCAAAGGTTATGGGGTTTATGAAAGGTACTTTCAATGCAATTCTTGTACGTGTTCAATTACTTGGCGAAGCAGTGTCATTAGTGTTTGAAGGAAAATTTAAAGAGGCTGGTGCAAAACTTAAAGAAGCCTTTCAAGGTGGCTTACTTCAAGAAATTAAAGAAGATGCTAAAGAAGCAGTTGGTTATGCTGAACGTGAAAATAAGTTATGGAAAGATAAACTTGAATTAAAGAAAAGAGAAAGTGAAGTAACAACACAAATAAATGATTTAAAATTAATTGCTTGGAATCAAGAACTACCAGCACAAGAAAGACAGAAAGCAATAACACAAGCAAAAGCACTTGAACTGTCTTTGATGAATGAGAAAGTTAGAGTAGCAAAAGAAGAATATGAAATTGTAAAAAGTCAGAACGCTATGGGTAATAACTCACGTGCTGATACTGAAAAAGAAGTTGAACTATATGTACAAATAAATGCTGAAAAGAATGCATACTTAAAAGCACAGCGTGAATACCTTGAAAAGCAAGTTCAAATAAACAACGCATTAAAAGCACAAGTTGAAATTGAACGTGAACTTCCAATTGCTGCTGTTACTACTGCTAATGCATTTGAAGGTATATCATTAGCAATATCAACAATTGATACAACTAAACTTGTTGAAATGAAAGGACAAGTTGAAGCCATTAAGAAGCCACTTCTTGATATGCAAGATATTATTGGACAAGTATTACCTTCTGCTATAAGTAATTTAACTGGTGCGTTTGGAAATTTATTTGCTGGTACTGAGGCTGGTTTTAAAGGTGTTGTTACAACTGCATTAAAAGGTATTCAACAGATTATAAATGCTATGCTTGCTGAAGCAATTGCTGGTATGATTGCTGGTGAAGCAAAGAAAGGTATTGTGGGTCTAATAACAGCATCAATTGGTATTGGTGCTTTGCTTGCATTGTGGGAAACAAAAGTACCAGAATTTGCAAAGGGTGGTATTGTAAGTTCTCCTACTGTAGCAATGGTTGGGGAATATCCAAATGCACATTCAAATCCAGAAGTAATAACACCACTGTCAAAATTAAAAGAAATGATTGGTGGTGCTGGAACTGGTGAAGTAGTGTTTAGAATTGATGGAACACAATTAGTAGGTGTATTAAATAATTACAATAGAAGAACAAATAGTTACAGATAATGGCATACGCTGTAAAATATCGTATTCAATATAAAAGAATAAGCAACAGTACAACCACAATTGATATACTTCAAGATGGCTATACTGGTGGTACTATTACTGAACTTGAAGGTGTAGATAATCCATTAGAAATATCCTTTGAAGGTAATGTAAATAATATTTATACACCTACACTTGGCAGTGGTGCATCAATCAAGATATTTGCTACACCTTTAACATTATTAGATTTATTTACAGAAAATCCACAAGAATATATTTTAAAAATTTATAATGGTAATAGTGGTACTAATTTAATATGGCAAGGTTTTATAAACTCAGAAATTTACAGTGAAAACTACAGTGCATCTTATCTAACACCAATTACACTATATGCTAATGATGGTATGGCTGTACTTGACACAATACCATATTATAATACTACTGGAAGCACATATTATACTGGTACAACCAATTTAAGTACAATCTTTGGTAATATATTAAATAAAATAAATATATCATTTGATAAATTATATTATGTTACTAATTACAGAATAGCAGATTATAGTAGAAACATCTTCTTACATCTAAGTCTACCACAAGAAAATTTTATTGATGAAAGTGGCGTACCAATGTCTTGTAGACAAGTATTAGATAGCATTGCTTCTGGGTTAGGAATGGTAATTAAATTTAAGGGTAGTACTATTTATATGTATGACCCAATAGATTTAAATGATGTTAGTATTGGGCACGAATATGGTACATCACCAGTTGGATATGATGCAGATGTTGCAGCAGACTTTGGTGGTGTTCTTGATTTAAGTGCATCAACTTTTAATTGGTTTGAAACTGGTGCAAAATTAGATATTGTTCCAGCATATAATGAAGTGCAAATAAAATATAATCCTTATAACTTCAGTGAATATACATATGATTTTAATAATGTTGATAACTGGTTAGTTGAGGGTAGTTTTACATATATTACTGGAAAAACATCTGGGGATTATTATAGAAATTCCACTGTTGAATATGATGGTTGGAATAATGATGGTGTATTTTATTTTCTCGCTGGTGGTAATTACGCTGGTATACGAGAAACTGAAAACTCAGCACCAATATATTTTATATATTTAACTGAGAAAGCCAACTACATTAATTACACCTTTCCATTCAGCAACGTAACAATGGATAATAATTTATCTATTAAATTATCATTTGATGCTTATGTACAAACCAGAGCCAACACATATAATATATTTATTTCTGGTACAAGTCATCAAATAAATTGGGTAAAAATACCTTACACAATTAAGGTTGGTAATAAATATTATAAGTCATCAACTAATAGTTGGACTACTGGTTTTACAGCAAGTACTGACTATAATCCTTTCTTACTAATTGAAGAAGGAACTACTTGGCAAACAGTATTGGAATCAAATATTAGTGATAAATGGACAAACTATAGCATTATTGTTCCATTTTCACCAAATAGCAGCAGCACTGATTATGATGAATTAATACAAGGTAATATATTTGTTGAATTTTATGATAATCTAACAACATATTTCGTGTCACAATCATATCCTACAACATACTTATATTATGTTTTACTTAAAAATGTAAAAGTAGAAGTAATTGATAGTAGAACTGGAAATGTAACTGGTAATGATGGTATAAATACTAAGGTTACAATATCACCAAATCTTACTGGTAAAAGTCCATTGGAAATAAAAACAACAACTGGTATTGGTACTTATGGTAATAGTCGTGCTGCATTCAAAACAGATATGCAAACTAATATTGGTATGAATGCAAGTGGATTAATAAGAAGTACTGCAGAAACTGGTGGTACTGCTTATAATACATCAAAATTAATATTACAGTCAATTATAAGCCAATATAAACAACCACGTTTTAAATTATCTGGTTCATTAGATGTAAAAAATTATTTAACTGATATTGATTTGTATTTAATTAAAGATAGTAATTATATGGGTACACGAAAATTTTATATTGTTAGTGGAACTTATAATGATTATTATGAAAGTTATAATGCAGAAATGATAGAATTAGCAAGTAGCAGAGATAGTATAGAATAATATGGCACTTAATATAACAGAAAATAAATTACTTCCTATAAGAAGGGATGGACAAACACCAACAACAAGTATTATTGGTAGTTTTTCTATTGGCTGTGGAAGTACCTATACTGGTAGCACTGGTGTTAGTGGTGCTGCTTGTCTTGACGAATTATTAGATGTAGAAATTACCAGTCCATCAAACGCACAAGTTCTTATGTATACTGGCAGTACGTGGTGCAATATGTCAACAACTGATATATGTGCTAATTTAACAGAAGGACAGATTTTAATGTATACTGGTGGTACAATATGTAGTGTACCATATTGTACTGGTTCTGGTGGTGGTGCTTCAGCACTAAATGATTTAACAGATGTTGTTATAAGTTCACCAGCCAGTGGACACATATTAATATATACTGGCTCTACTTGGTGTAATAAGGCTGGTATTGATATAAGCACCAATCTTGATGCTGGTCAATTGTTATGGTATACTGGTAGTACAATAACTGGTATGTCATTATCATCATTATCAGCATCACATTATCA